ACCACCTCGCCCGAAGAAAGAACGCAGAAACCCGTGGAGCGCAAGCCGCTGTCGCTGTCGGTATTCAGTCGGTTCAGGTTATCGACAACGCCCCCAAAGGCACCGACTTCGTGCGCTACACGAAAGCCCTGGCCCTTAGTCGCGGGAACCCCATGATGGCTCTGGAAGTCGCCCGGGGCATGAACTACGGGCCGCGCGTTGAAACGGTGCTTAAGGCGGCTGTCGCTGCTGGCACTACGACCGGCGCCAGCTTCACGTCGTTGATTCAGCCGGAAATGATGACCAACGAATTCATTGACCTTTTGCGCCCGAACTTGATCGTCTCGAAAATGAGCCAAGTTCGCAATGTTCCCATGAATATCAAGATGCCTCGTACTAGCACCGGCACAACGTCGGGTTGGGTTGGGGAAGGCAGGCCGGCGCCTATCACCAACGCTGCATTCTCTGACCTTTCCATTGGCGAGCATAAACTGGGCGCTATCGCGGTCTTCACTGAGGAACTTCTCCGACGCAGTGAACCAGCCGCAGAAGCTTTGGTCACCAATGACCTGGTTGCCACCGTTGCCACCGCTATTGACGTTGCCTTCATTGACCAAGCAAATGCAGGTGTAGCTGATGTCAAGCCCGCATCAATTGCCAATGCAGCAACGACCGCCGCAACAGCCGGCCCGACTCCTGCTAATGTGCGAACCGATGTGAAAGCCGCCTATCTCAACGCCGCAACGACCAATCAACCCTTGTCATCTGCTGTCTGGATTATGCACCCGTCTACGGCCCTAGCTCTGTCGATGATGACGAATGCAACGACCGGCCTGCGTGAATTTCCGGGCGTGGATTTCGTTACAGGCGGCACGTTCGAAGGCCTGCCCGTTATTGTCTCCACGAGCGTTCCCGGCAGTGCGGGGGCGGGCTATGACGTGATTCTTGCCGTTCAGAATGAAATCCTCTTGGCTGAAGGCGGCTTGAGCATTGACGCATCACGCGAAGCGTCGCTCGAAATGAACGATGCACCGACCAACAACAGCGCGACGCCGACAGCTACAACCCTGGTGTCTCTCTGGCAGTCTGGGTCTGTGGCAATCAAAGCGATTCGTGGCATTACCTGGGTGCGTAGACGTCCGACCGCTGTCTATCGTATCAGCGCCTGCAAGTACGCCTAAGCGACAAATGGGGCGGGGTGAAACCCGCCCCTCATGAAGGCTTGAAATGAAACTATTCGGACTTGAACTGAGCATCAAGAAGGCACTAAGCCCTGTTTATTCCGGGGCTCGGCTGGGCGCCAATAATTCATGGTTCCCAGTCATTAGCGAGAGCAGTGCAGGCGCCTGGCAACGTGGTGAAACCATTGAAGCGAAAACCGCCCTGGCACATTCAGCGGTTTTCGCCTGTGTCTCGCTGATCGCTTCCGACATCGGAAAGCTTCCTGTCCGCTTTACGGAGCGCAAAGAAGGTTATTGGGCACCCCTTGACCATGATTATGACCAACTCGTCAGAAAACCAAATAGCTACCAGAACCGCACCCAACTATTCAGCGAGTGGATTAGCTCGAAGCTGCTGCACGGTAATAGCTACGTGCTCAAGACCCGTAATAACCTTGGCGTCGTCAAAGCCCTGCGAGTTCTTGACCCCAAAACAGTGGCCCCGCTCGTAGGTGATGACGGTGCGGTGTACTATCGGCTAAAGTCAAATGCTCTCGCAGGCATTCCCGTTGATATAACCATCCCGGCACGTGAGATTATCCACGACCGCGGATTTACCCCGTTTCACCCATTGTTGGGGGTTAGTCCGTTGGCCGCTGCAGGGCTGGCCGCTGAGCAGGCATTAAGTATTCAGCAAGGGAGCAATAATTTCTTCCAGAACGGCAGCCGACCAGGTGGAATCCTGACCGCCCCTGGCACAATTACCACCGACACAGCCGACCGATTGAAAACTCACTGGCAGGACAATTTTACAGGGGACAAAGCGGGCAAGGTGGCGGTGCTTGGCGATGGCCTTCGTTATGAGGCACTGGCTATCAGCGCCATTGACTCTCAACTGATTGAACAACTGAACTACACCGCACAGGATGTATGCCGCGCGTTTCACGTCCCGGCATGGAAAATCGGCGCCGGGCCTGCCGCGCCCTATAGTGGCGTGGAAGCAATGAACCTCGCTTATTACTCGGACTGCCTTCAAGCGTTGATTGAGAACCTAGAGCTATCCCTTGACGATGGCCTGAACCTGCCCCTGAACCAGCGCACGGAGCTTGACCTTGACCAACTCTTGCGAATGGACACCGTTACACGGTATGCCGCTTACAGTAGCGCAATTGGTGGGGGCTGGATGGCTCCAAACGAAGCGCGCCGCAAGGAATCGCTGCCACCGGTTGAAGGGGGAGACAGCTGTTATCTGCAGCAGCAATATTTCAGCCTTGATGAATTGAACGCCCGTAAAACGCAAGGGAGCACGGCATGATTTATTTGGCCGACGCACGCCGCCACTTGCGTATTGACGGCACGCAGGACGATGCAGAGATTGATCAAAAGCTTTTGATTGCTAATGAAATGGTCTTGGCCTATGTCGGGCACCAGTGGGGGGATTATGAGAACCCTGCCTATTTACCCCCATACTTGCCTTGTTCGGACAACCCGCGTTTTAGGCATGGCGAGGTACTAGACGCAGCCCGCTTGCTGATCCTTGGAGATCTTTGGCAGAACCGCGAATCAGGATCCGGCAACCCATTCAGCCCTGCTGTTGTGAATCTCCTGAACCTGCTCAGGGAGCCTACCTATGCGTAGAACACCCTTGGATGCCGGGCGCCTCAAACACCGCGTTGTTATCGAGGCACCAACACGGACCCAGAACCCGACAACGGGCGAGGTAATGACAACCTGGGCCGCTATAGCCAGCGTTTTTGCCAGTATCGAACCGCTATCAGCTAAGGATTTCATTGCCGCCCAAACGCTGAAAAGCAAAATTAACACGCGAATCACGATTCGCTACCGCTCAGGGTTGAACACCGCCATGCGGCTGGTTGGCCCTGACGGCACGATCTACACGCCTGCCGGCTTCCTGCCCGATGCAGATACCGGGCGGGAGTATTTGACGGTGCCATGCGCCAGCAACTAAACGGACACACACATGACCAAGATATTGCAGGGCGCTGGCACGGCTGACCAATGTTGACCGTTGACAAAGCCGGGCTTGAGGCCCTGAACCAGCGCCTGCAGGGACTGAGTACGAAGGCAGGAAAAGCGGCCGTCAGGCAAGCGGCACGCAAGGCGATGGCCCCAGTACGTGCAGAAGTTCAGGCCAACGCGCCAGAGGATTTGACGGAGCCGGATGCTGTCCGCATCAAGGCGTCCACTGCCCTGTTCACCAACTGGAAAAGCAACACCCTCTATGCCCGCGTTGGCATCAAGGGCGGTGCGAAGAAGAACCCCAGCACACCCTTCTACTTCCGCATGCACGAGTTCGGCACGAAGTCACTACCTGCACGACCTTTCATGGCCCCCGCCCTAGAGGGCAATGCGCAGGACGTGCTGGACACCGTTGCTGATGAGATGGCAAAGAGGATTTTCGGATGAATCTGTTTTCGCTCGTAAGCACGGACGCAACCTGCGTGGGGCTCTTGGGGGCCGGCTTCACGAGGTTCTTTGAGTTCGGCACCGCGCCGACTCTCGAAACCGTGCCGTATGCCACTTGGCAAGAGATCCAAGGTACGCCCTTCAACGTCGTTGAAGGCGCCCCAAGCACTGACATGGTCAAGGCCCAAATAGACGTATGGGCTTCGGCCGCATCGGAAGCCCGCGCGGTCAGTCGGGCTATCAGGCGCGCTATCGACACGTCAGCCACCATCACCTTTTATTCGAACACCTGGGATGAGGGTTCGCGCCTCTACCGGACAATAATGCACTGCATTTATGCTAAGGAAATATGACAATGAACCTAGAACAACTTCGCACCGCTGGCGGCTTCGTTGCCCTTGACCCGGTCAAGGTCCCTGTTGCGTGGAAAGCACACAACTTCGACGTATTCGTTCGCCAACTGTCTTTTGGCGACGTTGAACGGCTGACCGCTGCCGAAAACTCGACCGTGGCCCTAATCGCAGCATCCGTCTTGCTGGGGGAGGAAAGAACGCCCCTGGCCGCTGCCGACGCTGAACGCCTTGATGTCTCGTTGGCAACCAAGTTGCTTGAAGCAATCAACCTGGTGAATGCGGGGGCTGACCCAAAAAACTGACGCCCGCTGATGAGGTATGGCTCGAAATTGCCATGACCTTGGGCGGGACCGTTCAGGAACTGAAACAGCGCATGACTTACCGGGAAGCGCTGCAATGGTTTGCTTACCGGGCGAAGCATGGCGGGGTTGGGGCGTCGCGCATGACTTACCTGTTGGGCTGTCTTGCGACCATGACCAACAATGCCGCAGGCGGCAAGGCAGAACTACACGACTTCCTGCCCGGCTTGCCCGGGCGGGAGGTTAATGCTGACCAATTTATGGACTACATCAGCGCGCATTGGGGGGGGAATGGGTAGAGGGGAAAAACTATGAGCACTCGAAGTCTTGGCACGCTGTCGCTCGATCTGATCGTACAAACGGGGGGCTTTGAATCGGGCCTGGACAAAGCCACACGTGTGGCGGACGCCCAAACCCGGAAAATTGAAAGGCTTGCTCAAGAGCGGGCCAAGGGCATTGAACTAGCCTTCACAAATATTGTGAAGGGCGTTGCGGGAGGGCTTGCTACAGTGCTTGGCGCAGGCACCTTTGCGGGCATGATCAAGTCGTCTATCGACGCCGCCGACGCGCTCGCAAAGCTCTCGTCACGAACCGGCGAGTCAGTCGACAGCCTGTCGAAGCTCCAATATGCTGGCAGCCTAGCCGATGCCAGCACAGAGGATTTGCAGCAAAGCCTGGGCCGCCTGAACAAGGTGATGGGTGAGTCTGCTGATGGGTCCAGAGAGGCGACGGCCGCGCTCGCAAGGTTCGGGGTCAAGTCAGGCGATACGCTCGGCGAGGCGTTCAGCAAGATTGCCGAACGCGTCAAGAACACGACCGACCAAACACGAATAGCCAGCGCGCTGAACGACGTTCTTGGCCGTTCGTTTGACAAGCTGCTGCCGCTCCTGAAAGGTGGCGCGGCCGGCCTCAAGGATGCTGGCGACGAGGCTGAGCGCCTTGGCGTCGTGATGGATACCAAGACGTCGCAGGCCGCCGAACGCTTCAACGACAACATGACGCGCCTGCAGACCGGCATTGCAGGCGCGTCACGTGCGCTTATCAATCCGCTAATTCCGTCGCTTGACGAGGCAGCCGGCAGGATGCAGAAGGCGGCTGAAAAAGGCCGTGGCCTGGAGGCCGTTTTTATCGCTCTCGGCGCACTGGCCAAAATTCCGTTTGATATTGCGCTTGGGTCGGTTGATCTATCTTACCAAGGGCAAGTCAAAGAACTCGAAGCAACGGTGAAAGGGCTAGAACAGAAGGCCAAGCGCGCTGAAGGCGCTGATGGTGGCCTGCTGAATCAGTGGGTCTACGGCAAAAAGGGTGAGTTCGACAAACAGATAACGATCACCCGCAACCAGCTTGAAGCGCTCAAGAAATACGGCAACACGCTCAAGGCCACGACTGGCGGCGAAGGCCAGACACAAGGCCCCGGCATCCTGCCTGCCGCGGGTGGCACGCCAAAGCCGAAGACTGGCGGCGGACGCACCGCCAAAGCCATTGACGATGGCCAGCGCCTTGTCGATCAACTCCGTGACCAAATCCGCGCCACCATGGAGTTAACCGAGGTCGAAAAGCTCGAACTCGCCATTGCCGACGGCAAATACAAGACCGCCAGCGCCGGCAACCTCGAATTCGCCCGCGGCTATGCCGAGACGCTGGACGCGATCCAGGCCAGCAAGGTCGCCGCCGAGGAAGAAAGCGCAGTGCAGCGCCA